CCAATGTCCTCCATACAGTCCCTAGCATTGTGGCTCACTGGGACTGGGTACAAGTTTTCACCGCCAGTGGTTGTGTAGTAGTGGTACCTGTCACGGCGACCACGAACCTCCTTACCGTAGAGGGGGAGGGTCTCGTCACCCGGTCCGGTGAGTAACCCCATTTGTTGCATGCGTCCGGGTTTGTACTCCTTGATTGGAGGACCCCTAAATTCTGGTTCACGCCTTTGTTCGAATGTCTGTCTAGGGGGGACCCGAATCATTGGTGGAGGTGGGGCTGGATTCGAAACCCGTTTCGTGATGACTCGGGGATTCTTCCATAAGTATGCTACAGCGGCGATGAGTATGACGAGAGCCACCCATAGTGTTTGAATCTTAGTCTTATTCTTCATATACTATTATTAAAGAAAATCTTTGACATAAAGACATGAAGGTCTTGGCCATAGATATAGGATTCCACAATATGGGTCTCGTCCTCGCTGAGTGTGGGAATGGACCGGTGATAAAAGTTGAGTACATGAAAAAGGTAAGTTTAGAAGACTACAAATACATTTACAGTAATGACTTTGTTGACTTAGTTCCTTTATTTGTAGATGACCATAAAGACGTGTTCGACAAGGCTGAGAGAATCCTTATAGAGAGACAACCACCCCAAGGCTTTACGAATATTGAGATTTTGCTACACTATATGTTCAAAGATAAGGTTCTATTGATTTCACCTTTGACGATACATGCACACTTTGGGATGGGTCATCTAAATTACGATGAGAGAAAGGAACGTGTTCTTGTCAAGATGGGAAAGTATATAGATTTGGATACCATTCCATACGAGAGGAAGCATGATATAGCGGACGCGTACTGTATGCTTATGTATTACAATTTTAAGACGAGTGTTCACTTTTTTGATCGATTTCGTTTTTCCCGTGGTTAGAAGTTTTAAAGTGATGTTCATTTTTTCGATAGATCCTTGACTTCTTTAATAATTCCATCAAAATGACCCAATCTATATTGAACAAATGACCACAGAGCAAAGAATACAGTTTTTGTCAAGGTATTTATGTCATTTTCTTCCATCTTATAAATTGGACTAACGACACGATGCATAAAAGTTTCTTCTTTTTCTTTTCCGGTAAAATATATTTCAGCCTGGGTGAGGGCACACGTATCGTCATTTATAGACCAATGGTAGAATATGAAGGGAATCAATATCGAATAAAATTCCAACTTTTTTCTATCATTTGAAAATGGAATTACCAACACACAAATTAAAAAAAATAGATGAATCAAAAAAATTATATTCATATCTATTATATAATGACCGAAGAAAAAAAGATGTCTCGTGAAGAGATGCGTCTATCATGGACAGACGGTCACGAAAATATCCTCAAACAATGGGGTGAGGCCTCCGCATGTTACAGGTATATGCACCACCGCGCTTTTTTCATTTATAGACGTTCCAGCATACGTTTTACTTTACCGGTTATTATACTGTCTACCATAACGGGGACTGCGAACTTTGCCCAAGGTACGTTTCCCGAAAACGTTCAATCGTTTGCTCCATCTATAATTGGTGGTTTAAATCTAACAGCGGGTCTTATCGCAACAATATCACAGTTCCTTAAGATTAATGAACTTATGGAAAATCATAGAACGGCTGCGTTAGCTTTCGGTATGCTTTCTAGAAATATTCGTCTTATGTTGGCTCTCGACAGAGGTGAGCGTAGCAAAGAGGGTTTAGATTTCGTTGGTGAATGTAAGACTGAATACGATCGTTTGTTAGAGCAGTCACCATCTATCCCTAAATCCGTTCTAAAGCTTTTCGAAGATGAATATCCACTTGACAATGTGTTCACTAAACCAGAGATTCTCAACGTGCGTTCAATCCCACTACTCACTTTACCCAGAACCATAGATCCAATCGAAGCTATGACTGCGGGAACACCCCTTGAAAAAATAGGTAAGTTCCTTTCAAAAAAAGATGAACCACCACCCGAAGGATTCTTTGGACCCTCTTTAGGTGAAGATGAAGATGAAGAAGAGGAATCTACAGAAGGGGAACCTGAAGAAGAGACAGACGTCGAGCAAGGTAGACAAGAATAATTAACATTGTTACATTCATAGTAACACTACAAGCAACATATGGTAAAATTTTTCTTTTTAAAGGTTCTACGATACGTTTATGTAGTGCGTCATTCTCAAGCACCAAATCTATTGCCTCATTAGTAAGTTCATCAATGGATTCCTTCATTAAAGTAGTGCCACAAAAAAAAGTTGAAACTATCACAACACTTCACACAAAACAAATTGAGCTTGTTCGTAGGTACATAAAAGAAGGTAAAAATATTTTTATATGCGGATCTTCTGGAGTTGGTAAATCGTATATTTTACGAGAAGCTTTACAAGACACTGTGCACGTGGAACTACATACTGAACATTTGAAAAGTAAATCATACTTTTTAGCATTTATAAAGTCTTCATCAAAAATTGTTTATATAGAAGATTACGATACAGTTTTCAAACCAATTGTTCAACAGGTTTCCGATGGAAATCCATTGACCCGCGGTTCTCTTATAGTTCTGTCGACAAATATGTGCATGTATCCAAATTTTGAAACTATTTTTGTGCCAAAACATAAACCCGAAGTATTATTAAAACTATGTGACAAAGCCATTGCCCATGATGCGCGAACGATCAATGCAGCTCATAGGTGTAATGGGAATATTCGAAACTTTTTTACATATATAGATGGCTACGATGAAATAGATATATTTCAAACACCAAAAGAATTTATATCCGAAATATTATGCGATCCCAGTCCAATTGAAATACGTGATAGTATAAATGAACATGGACATGTTTGGGATATTTTCCAAGAAAATTATCTCGACTCTTTCGGTGTTGACGTGGTAAATACTTCTCTCTCGTTTTCTAATGCAGATATACTGGACGCCCACATTTATAAAAATGGTGATTGGAATCTAATGCCATACTTTGTTATGCACGCATTGACGTTTCCTAAAAAATGTCTAGGTAAACCACTTAAGAAAGAACTAATTCGACCTGGGAGTTGTTGGACAAAACTTGGAAACTATAAAATGAGAAAACAGAAGGCTAATCATATTTCCAAGAAAAGTGTTAGTGGTTTGGGTGTTGAGGAATTGTGTATATTGAAGAAATATGCTGAAAAGGGAATAATAGAACCCCTACTATCCTATAATATTACCCCACAAGACTTTGATGTTATTAATCACCTTGCTGTTGGAAATAGCTTAAAATCAAAAGACGTCACAAAGGTAAAGAAGTTGTTGAAGAATGCCTACGAACGACGATGATACAGATACTGAATATGAAGAATGTGTGCGAACTGTGGGGAACGAAATTTTATTTTATGGAACTATCGACAGAGATAATGCTCTAGAATTCGTTGAGAACTTCAAGAAACTTGAAATAGAACTTCTCAAGAAAAAGGCTGAACTTATCGGATATGAACCCGAGATTCGTGTTCATATAATGAGCGAAGGTGGTGACATATTTTCGGGGTTCAATATGATGAATATTTTAGAAAGTTCCCGCGTAAAGGTCACTACTATCGCACATGGATCGTGCTGTAGTGCGGCAACATTTGTTTTACTTGGTGGATCCGAGAAACGAATGGGTAAAGACGCCTATATCCTCATTCACCAAATTTCTACAGAGTTTTGGGGTAACTTCCAAGAACTCAAACACGAACTCAAATCATCCGAAAAGTTCATGAAGAGAATCAAGAAGATGTATCTCAGTAAAACTGAAATCCCCGAAAAGAAATTTAAGCGTTTAATGAAGAAAGATCTATACCTCACCCCCCGTAAATGTCTCAAATATAAGATTGTTGATTGCGTTGACTAACAGTAATGGAACGCTTATAGAGACCCAAAATACACAAAATTATAAAAATAATACAAAACGTATTCACATTCATAGGAACGGATGTGGATTCTGGAGGCCTAAGTCGTTCCATTCTACCATAATTTACAACTGGTATTTCAGACATCTATTTAAAGTTGAGAAATTAAATATGACTATGATGAAACGACTTATCCGAAAAGACAAAAACGGGCGCGAGAGGTTCACCGACATACGCGTCGAAGACTTGGGGGATGGAACCGCTGACATCATAAAGAGCACCGGTATGGTTGGAACTGAGAAAGTGGCAGTTTCCAGAACCAACGTCAAGACTGGATACGAAAAGGCGTGTGCCCGTGCTCAGACCATGTGGAACAATGAGCACATTAAGGGTGTTCAAGTGATGCCCATGTTGGCGAACAAGTGGGAGGAACGCCACAAGTACATCTCCACCCCCTTCTACGTTCAACCCAAATTGGATGGGGTCCGCCTCCTCGTTTCCAAAGATGGATGCTTTTCTAGAACCGGTAAACCCGTTGAGGGTCTCGATCATCTCCGAGACGGTTTGAGGGAGGGGGAGTTCTTAGATGGAGAATGCTATGCACCCAACATGACATTTGAGGAAATCACTAGCATGTTCAAGACCAACCCCACCAAGTTGAACTTTTACATTTTCGATTATTTTGATCTCGAACGCCCCGAACTCACCTTTGAGGAGAGGATGGACTGTGTCAGTGTCGAGACCAAACTCCTCAAGAAGAAGTCTGACGTGGAAAAATGGCACGACCACTTTGTTGAACAGGGCTACGAAGGTATCATGATTAGGGAGGCCTCCAGCACCTACGAAGTTGGGAAGAGGAGCAACTACCTCCTCAAGTTCAAGAAATTTCAGACGGAGGAATACGAAATTGTCGGGGCCAAGACGGGGCATGGGAGGGATGCCGATGCCGTCGTTTGGGTGTGTAAATTGACCAATGGACGAGAGTTTAATGTCAGACCCGAAGGCACAATCAAACAAAGAGAAGAACACTACAGGAATAGGAAGAAGTACATGGGTAAAATGCTCACCGTGAGGTTTCAAAACCTCACTGACCTGGATGTACCGAGATTCCCCGTTGGTGTGGTAATTAGAGATTATGAATAATGTTGTAATACATAAATGGCTCGTATCGCAATTGATGTCGATGAAGTTTTAGTCAATTTTCTATATCCAATGGCTCGTTCTAGAAGACTTGGAAAACCAAAGAAACTCAAATACAACTACGTGTACCGCGAAATTTTCGATATAACTGAAGAGGAATCTCAGGAGTTTGTCAAAGAGTTTTACAACTCCCAAGCCTTTCGCAATCTCAAACCAATATCAGGATCACAAAACGCCATGAAATGGCTTCGTCAAAGAAGTCAAAAAATGTATGTCGTCACCGGACGTCAAGACATTGCTAGAGAACAAACAGAAACTTGGATAGAAACCTATTTTCCAGGTATCTTTAACGATGTGATACTCACAAATAGTTACACACCCCATGAAGTGAAAAAGGTTGATATATGCAGAGCTCTAAACCTAGGTATGATTATCGATGATAACAAGGCAATTTGCGACGAGTGTCTAGATAACGGTGTTCGAGCGATAAATTTTATTGGTGAAGAAGTATATCCATGGTGTGAAGAAAGTGACATCATGTTGAAAGGGTGGAAAACATTTTATTCGGATATATAAATGTATTCCTTACTATGCAAACCCGTAGTTTATCCCTACAATTTGATGGTTACAACAAAGTTGTGTCGGGTAGTTGTTTTAACACCTGCACCCAATGAGTCAAAAAATAAATACACAATTGAGATTCTCGAAGCACCACCCGTAAACGTGTCCCCCCCACCTACTGAACACGAGTAACTGACCCAAACTTATCTTTCATCATAATAACTTCATCACACTTTCCACCCCTTATAGTCATCACGGGTTCACCACACTTATGTCCATTTGTTTTAAATCTTTCACACGCAAACTCAGTTTTCATCGTGATGTTCATATTCTCACTATATCCGATGAAAGTCTTGTCTACGCAATCCTTCGTATCAATTGATTCAACCGTTACCTTGACACAATAACTTCCAAACTCCCTATCTTTTTTAATTTTAGTGGGGGGTGGTGGGTGCTCCGTGAATGCACT